GACAATCTGCGAGTGCTAAATTTAGATGCTGAATAATAAGCACCTAATCGTGATGGTAGGTCTTGAAAAGAATTATTTGTCGATGGATATTCAAATCCCGAAAATTCTCTCAAAATTGTTCCACCTGCATTGTCATACCAAGTGAATGATTTATTTTTTATAATGTCTAAAAGAGTTATTGATTTCATATTTATCTAGGTTGTAAATTAGCTTTAAATCCAAGTTCTCGTCCAATTGCTTCGACATCTTGAAAATCTCGAACTTTGTCTATATAAATTCTAACATCTTGATTTCCCTGTCCACCCAACATCTTTTTAGTTTCTTTATTAGAGTAAACATTTGCACCTGCTGGAAGTTGGACTAATTCTGGACCAAGTTCTCCAATTATTGCAGAACCACCTTTCCAATTACGAGTTCCATTTGCCATATACATTGGGGTTTGAAAGAAGTCAGAACCTAAAATTTTAACAAACCAATCTTTTACACCAGAAGCCAATCCTTTTATTTTTCCAAGGATTCCATTTAAGAAATTTTTAATAGTATCTTTACCTTTGCTATCAGCACTATCTTTTGCTCCATTAAATAATCCATTGACGATTGAATTTGAAGTATTCTCAATTCCACCTTTTTCAGAATTAAGACCAGAACCAAAACTAGCACCAGCAGTTGAACCCTGTGTTGATTTTTGGTCTTTGATATCAGCTAATTTTTTATTATGGTCTGCCAAAGCTTCTGCATTTTCTTCGACATATTGCCTTTTTAATCGAGTGATATCATCTTCTTTTGCTTTATCTTTTAGAGCATCGACATCTGATTGGTGAAGTTTCAATATAGCCATTTCGTCATCGAGTGTTTTTTGATAATCAGCTAATCTTTTATCGTGTTCTTTTTTAAGTTTAGCGGTAGTATCAATATTATCTGCTTCTAACTTTGCTTTTTGTTCATCAAAGTCTGCATTTTCTTCTGCTAACTCTTTTTGTAAATCAGTTAATTTTTCATCTAATTTTTCATTATTGTCAATAATCTCTTTATTCGCACTTTTTTCTAATTTAGATATTTTTTTATCGTATTCTTCGTTTTCAGTGCTAATTTGTTCTTGTAAAGATTTAATCTTACTTTTACTTCCATTTTTACCAAGAGCAATCTCATGGTCAATCTTAGCCTGCAAATCACGAACAGTTTTATCGTGGGTTTCTTTTTCATCTAATTTTTCATCATTAAGGTCTGCCAATATTTCATCATTAGCTTTTTTAGTTGATTCTGTTTCGTCTAAAACTTGTTGTTTGATTGTGGCAACTTTTTTTGCGTGAGCCTTAATCATATCAGCCAAGCTTTCATTAAATGATTTTGTTCTATCTTCAATCTTTTCTAAGTAACTTTCATTTTCATCATCGATATCATCTTCGATACTGGCAACTTTTTCTTTGTGTGCAAAAATCATATCAGAAAGAGATTCTTTAAAACTCTTTAATCTTTTTGCATTGGCTTTTTCAAAAGCATAATTTTCCTTTTCAATATTTTTAATTTGTTCAGATGTTAAATTATCGCTAGAATCCAATATTTCCTTATCTGTTGATTTGCTATCATTTGCTTTTTTATCATTACCACTTCCCCAAATTTTTCCAATAGTATTGACAGTTGTTTCAACATTTCCTGCCATCATTTCTCCACCTTTTTTAAGAGTATCGACAAATCCAGAAACTCCGCCCCTAAATAGATTTATAACGGAAGCCATAACAACTGCGATTGCTGTTCCTAAATTTCTTATTAATTGGACTGCTATGACGACAACCGATTCAATAACTCGCAAGACAAAAGTCATGGCAGTTGCTATTGTACCGATTGAATCAGTGACACCAATAATTGCCTGTTTAACAAAATCAAATAAGCCAGCATCTTGAACTATTTTTGCCAAAGATTGACTCCATGTGTCTTTTAAATTCGATACAGCAGTTTGATATGTTCCAGCTTGGTCTTTAAAAGCATTGGCAAATTTACCGCTTCCAGTTCCAGCTTTTTCAAAAGCTTTTTCTAGGTCTTCAAATGCGTTCTTACTATCCTTGACCATTTCTGATGCTTTATCTTTAGTGACACCGTAATAATCTGCCAAAACTTCTAGGACATTGATACCAGCAGAACCAAATTGACGGATATCCATTTCTGTGATTTTTCCAGTATTTCCAATTTGTTGTAAATTCAAAATAACATTTCCCAAAGCATCTGTGCTTTTTCCAGCAGCAGATAAAGCCTTACCAACATTCAAAAGTATTCCCTCACTTTGAGTTGCATTTTTAGTAACGGAAGTTAATTGTTGATTGTACTTAATAAGACCTGCGGCATCAAAAGGAGTTTCAAGTGCATCTTTTTGAATCATCTTAATTGCGGCAGCAGCATCATCAACACTATTTAAAAGTGTTTTAAATCCCATTTGAGCTGATTCTATTTCACCAGCAGCAGCCAAACCTTGTTTTGTTATATCTAAAGCTTTTTTGAAAACTAAAACAGCAGAACCAGCAGCTAAAAATCCCTTTGCTAGAGTGGCAACAGATGCGGTTGCTGTGTTGGTAGGTGAATTAAGACTCTTAACAACATTTGAGGTTTCCTGTACGCCTTTAACTACCTTAGTATTATCTAAATCAGCTTCCCAATAGATTGCACCGACTTTTGCACCTTTGTCCATAGTTGTTATTTACCTTTTAATAAAAGTTTCAACTTTTCTCTATCGTTTATTATTTCCGTATAATCTATTTTTATTTCTGGTTCTATTTCGTCATTTTCATTTATTATGTTTTCGTATTGTTTTAATAATTTTTGTTGACTTTCTTCGGTTAGTGTCGGAAATTGCGATATTTGCAGTTGATAATAATGATTTTCAGCTTCAATTTTAATTGCGTGTTCTAAAAAGAGATAAAATCTCGTGGCAGGTTCATTAAGAACCATATCTATATTATACCCTTTATAGTAGTGCAAAAAATAGGCTATTGCTTTACTTAAGCTGTTTTTTTTTTGGGAGAACTGACATCATCTGGCAACTTTCTTTCTTCGGTAGAAATCTTTTCAATAAAATTAAAAATGTTTGTAAATTGAACGACTTTTAAATTGAAATTATCATCATCTGCAATTTCTGGGATAATTGGAATCAAAACTTTCTTCATATCTTCCATCAATGAATCAACATCATCTGACTTGTCAACAGAATCTTTCATTTTGGCGACTGCAATGAGTTGAGCCATTGTGGGGATATTACAAGTGACAACTTTTCCATTTAACAAAACCTTTTTTGGTTCTGGTACGATTATGTCTAAGTCAAGGTCAATTATTTGGTTTGTCATTTTTTATTTTTGATTAGCTAACATAAGCAAGATTTTCGTCAACTGGGAAGCTTTCATCAACGAGAGCAGTGAAAGTTACATTGTAGACTCTTTCATTGGCTGCTTGATAAGCAACTTCAACAGATGAACTTGGGATAGCATTTCGGAAAACCCAACTTTCAGAACCATCGAAAGGAACGAGTTTTAATTCTTTACCAACAATTTCAACACCAGCAGCACCGCCGAATTTAACTTTTCCGCCATCAACAGTCGCACCAGCAAGGGCATTGGACATATTGGTTGCAGTAACTTCTGCCATAGTGACTTTAATAGTGATTTTTTTACCAATTAAGGAAGCTTTAACAGGGGTTGAACCGTATTTACCAGATAAATGTAAATGGACATCTGGCTCGTAGGTTACGATGACACCGTCTTGGGTAGTTGCACCGACATTATCACCAGCAATAAATAAATCTCCAGCACCTATTTTAAAATTTTGTGTATTCATAGTTTTTTAAATAAAGTATTAACTCATTCCAGTTGTGTTTATAATAAAATTATAGATTAATTAATGTCAATGTCAAGAAACAAGAGTATCAACTCTGTAAATGAAATTGATTGATAATTTATCTAATTTTCTTCTTTCGATATCTCGGTCATTGTCTTCAATAGTGCTTAAACTGTGGGAAAGATACACATAATAATCACCAAAAGAATAGTGATGTTTCCTATTAAAGAAGTCATCAATTGCCTTTAATTTACTATACCCAACATCGGAAGATTTATGTCTGCTCCAAAAATCAATAGTTTGTTCAAAAATATCTAAGGTTAAATTTGTTTCTGGGGAAATTGAACGATTTAATGAAATGCAATTTTGGACATCAACAGGTAATTCATTTATAAATAAATCTGTATTAACTGTTCCGAATCCATTTTCTTCTAAATAATCTAATAATTCATCTATCATAGTTATATTTTACATTATTTTAATCTTATTTATTTGTTGTTCAAAGTAATTGTATGCTTTTGATGTCACTAATTTAATTGGGTCAGCTAAGTAAAATTTACCTTTTCCAGAAGCACTATATTTTCTAACAACTCTAACAACTCCATTTTTATCCGTAGCACCGCCCCATTCTTGATAGGCTGCATATTCTTTGTCAAAACCCACAATATATTTTAATTTACCGTCTTTTCGATGATAACCAGAAGCTTTCAATTGACCATGTTTAAAAGGAACTTGGGCTTTTGATAATCTTTCAACATCGATTGCCATGTTATTTAAGGCTCGGTCAAGTGCGTTTGTGCTAGCAGTAACAAAAGCTAAAGACTTGTCAACAATTCTAAATCCCATTAACTTACCCCCTCAATTTCGGCATACTTTTCCATTAAGCATTTAAGAAATTGAACTGTTCCATTGAATTTTCTTGCTTTTATAATTTCGTTTACTCTAAAAAATCTTCCCTCAACTCTGACGATTGAACCCTCAACAACTGTGCTTGTTGGTTCTAACCATAAAAGTGCATCTGCTTTTATACTTTCACGACCATTTGCTTTATCTAACGCTGTTATTTCTCTAAATCTACATGATTCACTAATTCCACTTGAATAGTCTTGGTCGCCATATTTATTTCTAATAGTGACCAAAGTTGTTGCACCTTGATTTAATATATGCGAGATAATTCCCATTAAAAAACCACCTTTTTATAATGATTAATACTTCCTAAAACATTTTGTTGATAATCATTTATTTCAGTTCCAGATTTTAGTTTATAAGAATAACCCTCGATACTTTCTTGACTAAATGAACTTCCAGATTCGTTGGTTGATAAATAATCAGTGACTAATTTAGTGGCAGCCATAACTATTGAATTTGGAACATCTCCACTTGTAAAAACACCAGTTATCTTGACTTTTGCATAACCAAGAGGGAATCTAGTATTTCTTAAAACAATAGAATTTTTAGTAGTGGAATTTAGTGGATAAAGAATCATGTCGTCTTCATCATTAATGGTTTCAAAAACACTTCCCACGCTATCTAGTAACTCAATTTTAGTAA